GCTTTCGCCCATTCGCGCTGTTCGCATACGACCGCCGGAAAATATCTCCGATGGGGTAGCTTGTCCCTTCCAGCTCGATATACTTTTGCCTCATTACATTGACCTTATCCCGGTCAAGGTCCTGCAAAGTGATTTCTTCATACATTTTCCTGTACCTCCTTTCTCTATGTCGCTTTCTTGTACCAACCGCAAAAATTAATACCGCCATCGGTAGAAGAGTTAACCATCCACCATTCCTGTGCGGCTCCGTCGTCCTTCTGAAAATAAACGGAGCTGCCGCCGTCGTCATCGATATATCCGACATCCCAATTATTGCTGACGCAGCCATACAGCTCTGTCACGGTAATGGGGTACCTGCTTTCGGTTGATACCGCAAAGGGCAGCCCCTGTATTCCGGCATAAGATCTGCTGCCGGAACTCTCGTCACCAGCAGCAGTAATCCTTACACGTAGATAACAGGTAATATAGACCCAATCGCCGAGCGTCCAATATTTACAGCCGCGATTTTCGGTAATTGTATAGCTTACCGCCGGGCCGCTCCTTGCTATCAACACTGGCGTCCACGCGCCTTCCTCTTGTCTCAGGTTGAGAAGGGCGGAGGTCTGTTGTATGCTGTTCTTGTTTCCCCCAACAACACTGAGTAACGTTTTCCAATTGCCCCAGGGAGACGCGGGAACCCAAATATCATAGACGCGGTAATATATCGTATATACCGAATTCTCGCTTGTATGGCCCGGGATAATGTATTGATATACGATTTCTCCGCCGGAAGAAACGTCGTCTACCACCAATTTAAACCGGCCTTTATAAGGGCAATTTATCAAGCTTCCCGCAATAGCGCTGGTTGTACACCAGTAGCTCCCCGATGTTGTGTAATCATTTAAATCCTGGCCTGTTTGCAGCCTGTCACTGGTAGGGATAGGCCCCAGGTTCAACACCTGAAGGGAATTGGCTGCCGGGATTTGCGGCACGGGAACCTTAGCGCCGGAATCGAGCGTGGCTACGCCGTTGGCTTTTCCCTTCGTCCCGGCAAAATTATCTATTGAGAGAAAGGCATTGTTAAAGTCTGTCATTTGAGGCGGATCTGACAGGACCCATTGAGGTAAGCCAAGGTTAGGTGTTTTTGAATTTGACGACATAGAAATCATCTCCTTTATTCAATGGTTGTGCTTATTGCAATGGTTATTGAATATTGACCGCGTGGCCCTCCGTAAATATGGTCTATATCTACATCAGCCGACAGAATCGCCTCCCCATCTTTTTTATTGTTTTCGGGAACAAGGATTTTTTTGATTACATAGGTTGCGTCTGTGGGAAGAAGGAAAAATGTAGAGACGCCCCCGGTTGCTGTTTTTGATACATCCTGCGGTTCAAATAGTTCGCGGCCTCCTAGGTTGTTCTCAAGACAAATTGCGCCAAATAAATCGGCAAAGTTATTTACGCTTTCGCCAGACATAAACTGCATAAGTTTTTCTTTCCCGTAATTTGTTAGGTAATTTCCCAAGTAATACCACCCCAGCTCTATGTTTTCAATCCATGCCCAGGATTTGATTTTGTTTTCCCATTCGGCCCATGATTTAACTATTTGTTGCAACGAGTTCCAAGTTATAGGGCTTGTAGGGGATTGGAGCAACTGCCATGAGGGGTAAAGGCTTTCAAATAATTCCCAAGACGTCGCATTTTCTTCAATGGTCGCCCACGTGGTAACGCCGCTTGCATATACGCTAATAAACGTTTTCACATTAATCGCATTGTTTAAAAAGATACCGTCCTCCGGCGCTTGATCGCCGGTAAGCGTAAATTTTGTTACTATAGGGCGATACCACAAGCCTTTATAAGGATCCCTATAATCTACCGTGGAAGCTGTTACATTGTACTGAAAAACGATCCCGCTGACGCGATCAAGAATCGTTGTAGCGACAATTTTTGTAATTTCATAATTCCCAAAAATCGAATAGTACGGAAGATCTGCGGTTAAAAGCTGCCCAACCTCACATTTAGAAAAGGTCGAAAAACTGATTTCAGTCGCTATCCGGGAATGGGATTTGAGAAAATCTTGCGCAACATTTGCAGCGGTTGGCAGATCGGTTATTGAATCATCCTCAAGAGCGTATTCAATAACGCCAGTCCCTCCTCGCTTTGCAGCAATCTCTTGCGCTAACTGAGGGTCCACGATTCTGATGAACACATCGACATCAAACACAGCGTTATTGACCGTTATGGCATAATATGGAGAGTTCGGTATAATGACAACGAGCTTATAGCCCTCCTTCATGGTGATTTCGGTTCCACCCGATGTCATAAGTGCCTGATATTCTGGATCGTCGTCATGCAGTCCCTTATAACCAACCTTGATCGTCCCGGGCATTGCCGGATCAGTAGGAGGTTTTCCGGCTTCTGTCTGGGTAATAGAAACGACCGAATGAATAGGCGTTAAAGACACAATCGTCTCCGCATCTTTCTGATAAAAAACGTACTCATGAACCCTTTCGACAAACGCCCCCCGAACGCTGGATTCTTCAACCTTTCGTGATGTTCCCGTACCTCCATTCACCCGGCAAGCGCTGTAATAGGTCAAAGCGTCATTCGATACCGAAAGATTGAACGCCTTAGACCCATTGTCTAAAGTGAACGGAGCTGGAACCCGATTGGATTTGTATTTCATATTGAACCTTTTATCCGGCGTGACTTCCCACCAAGCGCTTGCTATACTACATATTTCATCCAAAGTGTCTGAGACGCTGCGCCCCCACAAATAGGCGGATTCACTGAGTATAAATCCGGAAAAGTCGTCAACGTCGTTGATGGTAATCCCCTCCGGCTCTATTCTTGTTCCGAAGAGCCCAAGGAACGAGCCTAGGTCAGAATCAAAATCAGGATCGCTCCTATTATTGCCGTAGAGAATTTGCTTGATATTGGCGCCGGCTGGAAATGTAAGATCAACAAACAACGGGGTTATTAAGTCGCTGTTCCCGGACAAGGTAAGATCGTAAATTTTCCATTGAGGGGTTATGTTGAATGTCGCTTGCTTTTTCTCCATGATAATCCCGGCAAAAATAATTTGTTCGGAATCGTAGAGCTCTACATAGTCGCATTCCTTTATGTCGTCGGTTTTAACCGGAATTTCAATAGAAAGAGAAGACGACGTAGCGTGCGTAGATAGCTGTTCCAGCTGTCCGCCGGCCATAATTTTGATGTCATCCCGTTCCTGTTGATTTAAAAAAAATCGTATCATTTATACCGCCTGACCTTTACGTCCGTGTACTGGTTGCGAGTAACAGAATCCGAAATAAGCCTGCCGTCCAAATAAACAGGGGTATCGTTTTGGATAATAATAGGCAAGCGGTTATCCGGCGACGCTAAGGAGCCTATTTGACCATTTGCCATTGCGAACAGCTGCGCTTGCTGTTTCTGAGTTAAAACCATTTCGCCTTTTTGTAACCATGCTGGCCCTTCGCTGGCTTCAAAGTCCACTATGCCCCCAGTGTGGAATCGGGGAAGCGTAACCTTTGGAATCTCTGGAATGGCAGGAATCCCAATAGCGCCTGTCAACTGATTGATTCCCCATATAATGCCGTTGATAATCCCTATTGCGCCGTTGATGATGCTTTCAACGATTGTGGGAATGAGATTGAAAATCCCCTTGAACATATTTACAATGCCGTTCCATGCCTGTTCCCAGTTACCGGAAAAAACGCCTGTAATAAATTCGATCAGTCCGCCGAATACGTCCATAATGCCGTTAATAATGGGCATGAGCCCCTCAATTGCGCCGCCTAGCACTTTTGAAAACAGCTGAGCAAGAAATTGAATAATTGGGGTAAGAGCTTCAAACAAGGGTACAAGCCCTTGAAAAAGCTCTGTCAGCGGTGGGAGAAGATTCTCAACCAAGGCCATAATCGGCTGCAAAATCTGGTTAAACAGGTCAATTAGCGGGGGAAGAATCGTACCCAAAATTTCAGCTAAAGGAGCAATAAGTGCCCCAGCCAGTTCTACCAACGGTGGCAAAACAGTTTCTACCAATTGCATAATGGGAGGAAGCAACTGCTGAATTAGGTCGAGGATAGGCGGGAAAATCTCTTCTATGATCTGCAAAAAGATGGGCATAAGCGTGGAAAGCAGATCTAACAAAGGAGGCAGCAGAGCTTCCACGATTGGCAGCATAGAGCCGACCATCTGAGAAATAAGGTCGGTAATCATTGGCAGATTTTCCTCTAGCGCTGGCATGATAGCTTCAAGAATATTTTGCAGTAATGGAATAAGGCTTTCACCGAGCGGAAGCAGTAGAGTTTCTAATGTTCGTCCCAAGGCTTCAAACATAGAACCGAGATCATCGTATTTGATCTCTTTCATCTGCTCCATTGCATTGGTGGTGTCATATGTTCCAGATTCAATACTAGCTAGCTGAGTAACAACTTCAGGGCCTAAGTCCTCCCACATTGTACCGAACAAATTAACTCCGGCTGTATTTTGTGCTAAAGGGTCCTCCATTCCCGCTAAAGCAGAAATAGTTTGATCAAACGCCTCTTTCGCTGATTCTCCGCCCGCCGCGAATTTTGCTGCCATTTCGTCGGCATTAAGACCCAGCGCCTGGAAACCATCCTTTGTTGTTTCAGAACCATCTACTACACGGATAGACATTTCTTTGATGGCGTCTCCGACCTTATCCAGATTAAAAGCGCCGGATTCGGCGCCTTTCTGCATAATGGCGAACATATCCTCTGCGTCAAGCCCTACTTTAGAAAATTGGACAGAGTACTCATTGATGCTATCCAGCAGCTCTCCAGAAAAATCTAACCCGTTCTGTGCGCCGGCAGCAATTAAATTCATAGCCTTATCGCCATCAACTCCAAATTGATTCATTAGAGTGCTTGCTGCACGCACTGATTCCTGAACATCATAACCAAAGGTATCACGCAAAGCGAAAGCAGATTCAGTTAGAGTCTGCAGGTCCGTTTGGCTTAATTCCCCGGCTTGCTGTTTAACAGCTGCCATCGCACCGGCAATATCTTCAAAGGATTCGCCATAATTGTTGGTATAGATACTTTTTAAGGTCTCTTCATAATCAGCTAGCTCATCCTGTGAGGTTCCGGTTGAGGCCGCAAATTGATTCATTGCTTTATCAAAATCAACCGCACCAGAAACAGCCTTAGTCCCAACAGCAACGGCAGCGCTACCAATAGCAAGAAAGCTTGCCCCGGCGATTTTCCCGGCAGATAGAAAAGCAGTCCCCACTTTAGAAGCTGATTTTTCAACTTGCCTGGTATCTTTTTGTGCTTGTTTAGAGCTTTTCCCAATAGATTCTTCAGCGCCTTCAGCTCCGCCCTTTATAGCTTTTTCCGAATCATCTGCGCTTTGTTTCACGGAGGCTTCGGCCTGCTTAGCGCTTTTTTTAATCTTTTTTTCAGTTTGATTCAGGTCGCTTTCGACCTTGCTGTCATCTATTTCGGCCTGATATACAACTTTGCCGTCAGCCAATGCTTTTCACCTCTTTTGGAAAAAACCATCGGCACATAATGGCGCTACTTGGTTTTTGAAATTCTTATTTCAAATTCTTTTTTGCAATTTCGCCCTTTGCAGCGCACCCACACACCTTTGCATTCTGCGGTGCGGTCAATTTTAATTGGCATAACATAACCGCAATACGGGCATTTAACATTGTTCACAAAATCACCTTTGTGCCAGTCCCTGCAAAGCGATCGCCACCTTTGCAAGGCCTTTCTGGAATTGTTGTTTTCTTTCCCCCTCTGAAAGCTCCAGCCTGTAAAGGTGTTTGAGCTTCATAAGCTGCCGCCGTTCCTCCGCGTTAAATTTTGTGGGCTTTGGGAGCGGCCGGGAGCGAATTGACATAATCTGCACGATTTTTGTGTCGTCGGACAATCCTGAGAATAAAGCGATAAAGCTCCACCAATGGAGCTTCCTGTCTTTGCCTACCAGGTCAATGTGATAGCATTGAAGAAAAGAGGAATAAATAAAGCCCGCGTCCTGGTTGAAATCAAAGTGTTTTTCTCCCTCAGCCTTTTTGTTCGGAGCGTCAATAAATTGCTTATAGATTAAATCAAAAAGGGCGAATTTATGTTTTGGGGTTAATAACCGAAGAATAAACCGGGCCTTTACAAGCAGATAAAGGCAAATGTCAATCCGGTCAAAATCCCCTATTAAATCGTCCGCGAAGACGTCAAAGCATTTCAGAACCGTTTGGTAAGACGTGTTTAGCCTTATGCGCAGGAATTTGTAACGAACGCTTTTAATAATCGGAGCATAGAGCCTCATTTCCAGGACTTTCTTTTCAGGTCATGTTTTCTTTGACGGATTATTTCATTGAGGCGCGGAACCAATGTATTCTCAATGTATGGGTAAAGGTTTATCATCATTTGAATGTAATCATCTGAGTAAAAACCGATGATCTTCTCTGCGTTTTCTTTCCCGAACAAAAGGGTAACAATTCCAATGATGACTTCCCCGGCCTTTTCTATGACAATAACGTCCTTCGGGTTTTCAGCCGCTTTCTTCTGGTAGGCCATGTATTGCAGCTGGAGCTTTCGGTATTCTTTGACCAAATCAGGTGTAATGTTGAGATTAATGGTTATAAATTCGCTGGCGCCATTGTTTTTGGCCAATTCGATTTCATCAGAAAAGAGAGTCGATTGTCTTAGTGTATACAATGGGAATGCCTCCTTAATAAAAAATATAAGGGGGGAGGCTAGGCCGCTCCCCCTTACCTGTTTTTAGGCTGCCGGTGAAACCGTAGGTTTCCCGTCAAACCGAATTTCGACCGAAATGGCGCTGTCGTCCGTACTAGCGCCAGACCATTCCTGAATATTGCACAGTGTGCACGCGCAGGTAATTGTTACCTCTTTCCCCTCCGCGTTGTTGTATTTTAACTGGAACGAAGATAGGCGGTCTGTGTCCAGGCTATACTTTTTAGAAAAAATATAGTCCTGAGCCTGGTCCCCAAGAACGCGCCTGCCAGTCAGGGTAAATGCGGGAGCCATGCCGGTGACATGGTTTTTAGCAAATCCATCATCAGATAAAAAGAAATATTGTTGTACTACTTCGTTGAGGGCCTCGGAAATATTGTCGAAGCCATCCTCAAGCGGCGCGTATGTCCACGTGACTGACGGTTCCTCTCCGCTTTGCGACACGCCGATAGACGCGACCAGGTTATACATCGTAAGCAAGCCATAAGCTGCCATTTGTTATTCCCCCTTTAGGAAAAATTTGACTTCCAGGCTGGAGCCATAAAGCCATTGGTTATTTTCTTCACGCCCTAAATAGGTGGGCGCGCCGGTTGTTGCAATGTTGGTGATTTGAAAGTTTTCTGCGGCGGGGTAATCCTTTCGCATATTTAAAAATGTATGAAGTCGCCCTAATACCCCGGCGGCGGCTTCCTGATCTTTGCTTTTGGAATTTAAGACAGCGGACATCGCAACCGCCGCCTTTTTATCCATAAATGTATGGAGGCTACCGGAGCTCCACGCAATCGAAATGCCATCCTCCGGGGGCAACGGAGAAATAATAATTTTTGAATATAGTTCGATTTGTTCCGCTAGGTCAATCACGGCGTTTAAAACATCATCATAGACGCTCATTTTTCCATCCCCTTTGTGAAGGCGTTCTGCGCGATTTGGTCAAGCTCCTTTTTGTGAGTGCTTACCCCCACCTCGGCCCATTGTAAAGAAGCGTTCGGGTTTCTGTCCTTTGACGGCGAACCGGTATAATACACCTTTTTAGCGTACGGCGTGTCCCATATGGCAAGCCCCTCCTCCGGCCGGCTCGCCGCCAAAGCGCTGTCCATTAAGGTTCCTTGATCCTCACGAACATAGATATTCCCGTATTCGATAATAGCTTCTGTCACCGCAATCGTAGCCGCGCGTTTTCCCGCCGCAATTTTTTGCGCGATTCGGTTTTTATCCCGGGTAATCTTAACAGACATCAAACCAACCCCAATTCTATATGGTGCACACGCGTTGCGGGAACATCCGGCACGGGGTCAACCGTCAGAACCTCAAATTCTCCGTATTTTTGACCGCCTGCATTTCTGACCTCGCACCGTAGCGGTTTTCCGTTCTGCAAGGAGGTACTTGCCAGCGCGTCATAATCCAAAGCAGGAGAGGAAAGGCGCCCATCAATAAACAATACCGAGCGTAAAACCACCTCTGTGTTGTCCCTGTTTTTTTTAACTTCGTTGGTATTCTGAAGATGTACATGCTGCACAACAGTTTCGTCCCAGATAGCGTGTTGGTAGCGGTCTATGCCAGCGCACATCTTTATCGTGGCTATATCCCCCAAAAGGGATTGAGGAATTGGTCTGAGCATACATGCACCCCCCTATACATAAAAGGCGTTTGTTCAAGCAATGCAAGGGCAAGCGGGCTAATCATCACGGCTCCGGGTTTTGTTGTTGTAGCAGACAAAGCCCCGCCTGAAACAGAGACCTTGCCAACGGTAAACGATTGGCCTACTTGTCCGGTCAGAACAGTTTCAAGGCCTAGCTGGATATAGTAAAGCACCTGTGCGGCCGTGGCCTTCTGTATAATCAGTTGAATAAAATCAGGAAGGGCAGAAATTCCTCCGCCCTTCACGATTTTATACTGTGTTATACTGTCGATTAAATCAGACGCAAGACCGGCGTACACTGGAAACTCCTTTTCAGAGATTGGGCATGTACCGTAAATATCAAGATACTGCTGGTATGTGATGTACGCCATAAGTCTCCTTTCTTATGCCCCTACGACAGCGGCGGCAGAGCCCGCAGCGGTTGCAGTATTTCCTTTAGTGGTATTGACTAGAGCTACGGTTACGGTATCGCCTGCTGCAGTTTCAAAGCTTGCCCCGTTTGTTACGTCCGTCCAGCCTGTCAAAGCCTGCCCATAAGTTACGCTTTCTGCACTGCCCGTCTTTGTCTTAGCGACATATTTCATTCCGTATGGAGCCGGAGCAAGGCCGTTGATGATGGTGTGGGTGCTGTCAGAGCCTGCGGCAGTGGCAATATTCAAAGTACCCAAAGCAGGGTTGGAAGCCATATTTACGAAGATACCAGGTAAGCGTTGATTCAAAGCGAATACATCATAATACCAGCGTTCAAAGTAAGTGTATTGCCCATCTGTATAAGCAGACGGCGGAGACACCATAGAAGTGTCATAAACAATCGGAGCGGCGATCGCGATAGGGTCAAACATTAACAAATTGATTTGTTTTGCTCCGCTTTCAGCTTCCCAGCCCTCAGTGTAATCATATGCGCTCATCATCATGTCTTTGGGAACTTCCATAATAGCCACGCCGTCAAGCTTGCCAACATTTCTGTCAATGTTGCGGATTCCGGTGTCTGCCTCCACAAAGCGGGTGATTCCAGCTGCTTCTTTCAGAAGCTTATAGGTGTCCGGTGTCATCTTGCAGCGAATACGATCACGGGGTACACGCTGATTGACCATATACGCCAGGTAGGTGTCCCATTGCGTCAGGATATTATCAGCAGTCAAAGCAGCGGCGTCCACCCCGCCAAAGTCGGCAGCGGCTGCCGCCAGTGTAGAAACTGCATAGGTGTCCATCTCTGGAATCTTCTGCTGTTCGTTAAATGTTTTCGTGATATTTGCGAGTGCAACAATGGGATCCTCCTGCATATCCAGCGGGTCAACAGAGGTTTTAAATTTTCTATCCATACGCATGGTAAGAACCTGTTGCTGGGTGTTAAAATTACGTTGCGCGCTGCCCGAATATCCATCTCTGTCTGCAAATGTAGCCCCTTTTACAGTCATGCTCTGCACCGCCACGGCTTTTCCGCTGATCGGTTTATAGGTAGCGCTGTTAGGGCTGCCGTACAAATCAGAGAAGTACGAAATATACGGATACACGTTTGCCATCTGTTTAGAATATTCGATTGCATAGTTAAGGTTTGTTTGGATAAATGCCATTGTTTAATCATCCTTTCTTGTTATAGCCCCACAAATCTGTAAACGATTGTATCGTGTTCCCACCCGGCATTTGACCTTTGACCTCCGCGCCGAACTGTGGCCCCGGTTGGGCAGGCTGTTCTTTGGGGTTGAAATATTCTTCGTATTTTTCCGCGACGGTCTTTAATTGCTCGGAAACTGCCGGGGCATTTTCTCCCCGGTCAAGCATCTTATATACCATCTCACGGAATTTGGGTTTCACCGACGAAAAATCATCGCCGCCCAAAGCGCGAAGCATATCGCGTTCCTCTGCGACGGCCTTATATTCATCGGTTTCTTTGATCTGCACATTTTGCAGCGCGTTCTTTTGTGCGCCGGCTAGTGCTTCGTCGATCTTTCCCTGTAATTCGGATTTTGGAATAAAGTCGGACATGCTGGTACCATGCAATGTCATCACCTTTTCAATCTGCTCCTCATTCAGTCCAAGACCGGCAAGTGATCTCCTTGTAAACGCCATAAAAAATACATCCTTTCTTTAACGCCCAAGAACGGCGGGCGAGTTGCCGCACAGTTTAACGCCATGTGACGGGGGCGAAATGGATATAAAAACAGCGCCCCGCACAGTTGCGAGACGCTATCATTATTTTATTTTTAATCATCGTCGTATTCGCCGCCGCTGTGCGCATGTTCTCCGATAGCAGCGGCTACCTTGAAGTTTGCTTCCTTGTTCCATTCGTATTCATATTCTTGAAGTTTATTTGCTACAGAAGCGGGAACCAGCGGCTCAGCCGCCTGCATCAGGCCAGCAGTGCCTCTAAAATATCCTAAAATCAAACGGAAGCTCTCTTCCGGGCCTCGCGGCTGGACTGGAAGGCATTCATTAGAAAATTCCAGTACCGCTTCTTTGATCCCAGGTTCTTGGTAGCCTAATGCTATCCCTGTTTCTACAAGGTCGTCTATCTCGCTGGCTACTTCTTCATACCACTTCCCAATCTGTTTATGATTTGCAAACCAGGCGCCGTCCTTTACAAGATTTCGATGTAGGGTGGTTAAATTGTGGTAAAGGATTTTAAGATATGCCAATAGCCTTTGGTATTCATTCATTATTTCTCACTCTCCTTCCTTCGTTCCGTTTTGGTTTTGGTTTTTCTTGTGCTTCTGGATTCATGTACCGCGCATACTCTATCAGGCTTAATACGAGCGCACATTTTTTACAGTGCACGCCGTCGGCTTTTCCGACAAATTCGTGTTTGCATTCTGCCACAAAATCACCTCTTTCAACTTAAAAATGAGCATGAAAAAACCACCCTGTTTGGGTGGCTTGTTTAAATTCATGAGATGATTGCCGCAATATCTTTGACATAACCTCTTATTTTCTCAAACGCCGAATTTTCTTGTATATACTGTATTCCTTTTGGCGTTATACTGAAATGCGGCTGCATGCTGGGATAATCTGGTTTAGCGTGGACCCTTGTTAATGTAACACCCTCAACATATCCATCTCGGTAAAGGTTTCTGATGATATATTCCCAATAATCATCAATAATGCCAAAATACTCTGCATTCAGTATTTCAGCCGCCGGGCGAACACCTCTTTTCAGGCAATCATACAGGTATTTCAGCAATTTATATACAATTACAAAATAATCATCTTGCGCCATATACTACCTCCATGCAAGCTTCTGCTAATTACAGAGCATATATCTCTTTCATGCAGTTCTTTGTGGCATATATCACATACATGAATTATCACCCCATCACCTCCATTTTTGCAATTTCTGTCCTAAACAGTTCAGTTAAAAAACCTGTAGCGTTATTTCCTATCGTTATACTTTCCGGTTCAGGCTCATTGTCAAGAGAAGATGTGTAACATTCTGCGTTTCCCTCCATGTCAAGGACGGTTATTCTTCAACAGCTTCAAAATCATCTGGTGGGAAAAAGCCCTGATCCCCATCTTCTCCCATAATCTCATACCATCCGTTTTCTACAGATATAACATCATATATCGTTCCTTTATGGAGACGCACTTTGTAATAATCTCCATTATATTTTACTTTCATTTTTTAGACCACCCTTTCACAAAAGTTTCCTTCACGCCAACACTTTCTTCGTAAAACCAGTGTATTACAGCTTTTTTCGGCCCATCATCCGTATCTACATAGGTGCGAGCCTTGGAATGTTGCCATTCATTAGCCTGCCCGCCATAATTTTGAACCAAAAAATCTTTTACGCGAAGGGCTTTATTGGAACCCTTCCCAGCAAACGTTTCAACGTCAGTGATTTTTGCTCCTTCGGTAATTTTTGAAAGCGTATTATCTGGAAGTTTTACGGGGGAACCTCTTAGGGAGACTTCAAGCTTTTCACGCCGTTTCGCTGCCACGGTTGCCTTGCCGCTTACGCTTTTATTATACTCGAATACCTGCGTACGATCAAGGCGTTTGGTACGTCCGGTCTTTTTGCAAAAGGCGTTGTAAGCAGACTGTTTTTCTTTGATTTTCAGCGCTTCTTGTTCAAAGCCTTCTTTGTCTCCGGCAGCTTCCATCATGGCGGCTTTTTGCTTGGAATATCGTATTTCCCGCTCAAGCCGCCGCTGTTCCTGAGATTCTGCATAAGCGCGGTCGTTTTCCCCCTTGTTTTGTTCGTCGCGATCTCTCGGAATAGATACGCCAGGGATAACCGTGATCGGGTGATGGCCGCAGTTAATTCCGAATAATCCGGCAGGCTTTCCGTAGCTTGTGGAGGATAGGGGATAATATCGGTGTTGTTTTCCTTCTCCGTCGTAGAATGTACCGCTGGAATTATCCCATGAAAAATACCGGCCCTGGTAAGGATAGCAAAGGGGGCGGGCGCCGGAATGCCGGGAGACCCTAAAGATATTTACGTCATAGTCTTGCTGGCGAATTTTAACAGCTTCAATGGCTGTATTATGTACCGTTGTCCGTATATCCATATTGACATAGGCCTCAGGGGACCATTTACGCCCGGCGCGGTCGTAAAAACCGGTAATTCCTTCCTTATGTATCTGGGAGAGCGATTGCCTTAATGCCTGTTGCCGGCTTTCTGCTCCGGTTATTACTTTTCCTGCAGCAATATTCAACGTCTGCTGAACAGCCTGCATCTGACGCTCGACGGCGGCTGTATTAGTTATGATTTTTCGATATTGAGCGAGGGTGCTTTCCAGCATGGTCGTATTGACAAGGTTCATTTTTTCAAGGGCCTGCTGCTCATAAGCCCGTAAAGATTGTATCATGCTTTGACTGGCCAGCACGTTATCTGCGGAGGCGTTTTGTATAGCGCCTTTTTTTACAGCCTTTTTTAACTCCGGCTCTATGTCTTTTGTCGCCATGTATGCAGCATTTTCTAAAGCGGCGGTAATCAATTCTTTATTTTGCCCGGTAAGGGAAGCGATAATTTCAACGCTTTCTTTGTTTAGTTGCCCCATCTCTGCAAGCTTTCGGATTTCCCATTGCTGTGTCGAAAGCGAGTAGCCGGAATTAAAATGTTTGGCCATATTGACCAGCAAAGAATCCACAATATTGCTATACACTTGTTCAACGGGCTCGGACAACCGCAATATGGTTTCCGGCGTAAGCTTTGCCATTTAACCCCCTCGCCATCTGTCAGGCTTCATCTTCCGCGGCCTCTTCGTCTTCCTCTTGCGCTTGAGGCTCATTATTTGGGCTTGCCGGCTCCTGCCCGGCGTGTTCCATCCAATCATACAGACCGCCTGAGACGCCGCCTTCGTTTTTTATTTCCTGAAGCTCCTGCAAGGCTTCCGCTTCCGTATAACCCAACTTTTCCACCAGAAACCGTTTTTTGCTCATGAGGCCGTTTGTTGTCAGCAGAATCCCCTCGTTAATATTTGTTTGCCGATCTTGAAGGATGGAATCATCAAATACAACTTTTGTTTCCCACCCTTGTTGCGCCAAAGCTCCGATATTGTAACCCTTCCATTTCAAACCATACAGGCTGGCAATCTGAATAATGGCGTCAATAATTTTGGCAATAGCCATTTTGATTTGCAGCTGGTGGCTTTTAATGGTCTTATAGGTTTTGCTGTTTTCGCTGATAACCTCGGTAGCTGTTTTTAACCCTGTTGCCCTGTCAAAGGTAAAGGTTCCGGCAGAGAAACCCACTTGTAAGCACAGGATTGAGAGAAAAGCATTGATTGCTCTCTCATGCTCATCAATGCGCAGCTCGACGCTGTTGTCCTGAACCTTTAGAGTATCTGGCCCGTCCGTAAAAAGTGCCTCGTACGCTTCATCGTTTGCGTCAAAAAAACGCCTGGCTTCTCCCGTGACAGGGTCAAGCACAGTTCTTATGCATTGAGATGGAACGATGATTCTTTTCTTTCCCAGCCGAAACTCCCGGATGAAGCTGTCATAGCAAATGTCCAATGCTTTTAACGTAGAAAGCGCGTTAGCATAGATAGAGACCCCAAGCGGGGAATTGTCATCAATATTGTTTGCGACGGCAGTTCTATAATAAGCAAACAGGGAAGTGGTTAGCCCCTGCATAGGAGTATTTGCATTCAAAAATGGGTAAACTTCATCGAGCGGATAGCGAAAACCGAGAATGTCCTGTGATTCTGCCATGCCGGGATTTGTTTTTTTATATTCTGAGCGAAAAACCTCGTTGCTTATGTAATAGGTCAGCCCGTCCCATTTATGCCATTCTAAGCGCGTATAATAGTATCCGTCTTTAGCCTCGCGGCTGATAAACACGCCGTCTGTTACTTGAGAATTATCCCAAGCGGTCGGGACGAATTGATCCGCCATGCAAAACCCCAGCCGAACCATGCCCGTTCCGGGAATTTCGTTCCCCTTGCCGTCCCTTTTTACTTCATACCATGCTTTAATAGCGCCGCCGCCCAGCGCCAATGATTGTTCAATGTGCTCTTGCATTTTGGTCCAAAATCCATTTTTAGTAAGAACATCGTGGACAAACTCCTCCAGCAGCTGCTCGCCGCTTTCCCCTTGGCTTACATGCACGTCGCACTGCTCGGACCATATAAGGCCGGCAAGCTCAGAGCATATGGCTTTCGGCGTATCCATTCGCTCAAGGTCACGCTGGTTTTTAGAATTGGCTATTGTAGGGGCAAGGATTCTATGCCAAGGTCCGTAGAATCCTTTATAGAGATATTTCCAGATGAAAACACCGAAATAATAAAATTGATTGAAAGCGGGGACCCCGCCGACTTCAAATATATCTTTAAATTCTTTTGAAAGCCCTGTTTCTGCTCCTGTCTTTTGCACCCAGCTTTTCACCCTCTCTTTTATTTCCTGAAACAACGGACCACCGCCTTTACAATACATAGTTCTTATAAAAATAATTGTGTGAATAACGGCATTCATCCATAGCGTGGTTATATGCGTCAACAGGGGTTCCGTTTTTATCTACGCAATACATGCCGATTTCTTTTAAAAAATCCAAATGGCCAAATAAATTATTTTCAACAACGTAAAAGCGCCCATCCGATATACTGCTTTGCAGGTATTCGATTCCAACTTCTATACCCTTGCTGCTTCCCTTAATATCATGCGCGTTGTTATCCGCGCGGTCTGTGTAAAAACCAAGCAAATCAAGCTCTGCCCGCAGCGCTTTACATGCGGGGTCAATCTTAATGCTGGATTCTCGCATATTTACAAGCTGACGGCAATAAGGGATAAAGGTGCCGCAGATTTCTCGGGCTTGGACAGACATAGCCTTGGCTATTCCGGTCTCCGAGCCGGAATAATACCAGCCGGCCATGCGATACAATTTATATTTTTGCTCGGGAGACAGCGTTATAACATAACAGCCGATAGACGTTGCGTCAGATAGTCCGCCATCGCCCGCAAAATACATTTCTATTTTTCTTTCACCTTTGGGGATGGCAGAAACAATATGCTTTTTAGGATCAAACATTGAATATATGACGCCTTGCGGTATGCAGCGCTCGCCCAGCCAATCACGCCTGTAAAGGTATGGGTTTTTAAGGCATGTTTTTCGTATTTCTTCCTTGCGTTCCTTTGTTATGATAGGATTATCATCAATTGTCCAATGCGTCCATTTGGTGTCTTGTACATCGAAAACCTCTGATATAACAGGATGGTTGGGCGAAGGCGGGTTAAGATCGGCAATATGCCAACGAATTTGCGCCGCATAGGTACGGCGGAAAGCCTCTTGTATCGCATCAATATGAAGCAAATTAATCTCACAAAAATAAACGCTTCCCAGAGACATGCCTGTAAACGATTTATGACTGTCCGCTTTTCCTGCGCCTTTATAATAAATGCGTTTTACCCCTTGCTCGGTGTTAATTTCCAGATGATCGCCAAAATCATCATGCTTCATTTTGGAAATTCCATTGAAGATATGAATTAAACCGAAACCATCGCAATCCATAACAAGCTTAAAGGCTTGCTCTTGGTTATAAGCTAAAACCAAATGGTTCATATCCGGCGTATTCCATAAATACCACGCATAACGGGCAACGCTTACGGTGGTCTTTCCACTTCTTGGCGTTCCTTCATTTACTTCCAGACAATGAGAATAGGGCGCGGATAGAATTTCTGTTTGTTTCATTCCCCATTCAAGCTTTTTGCTCATGTTTAAAATCTCCCGCAGTTTTTACAATAGAAGAAAACAGAGAGGTGTCGGACTGCTTTTGTGTATCTTTGGTGAACTTGTCTACAACAATCCCGAGGGCGGTTGCTATCTGTGAAAGCGTAGCCTGATCCAGTTTTTGCGGGTCCGCCAGCGCTTTTAAATATTTATCTATAACCCCCTGCGCTACTTCTTTTCTGGAATCCATAAATTCCAGCATATCGGCCGTGTTTTGCTCCTTTTTTTGTTGCGCCTTTTGGGCGAACTCTTCGCAATTCAGCACTACGCGCTTTACTGTGTCTTTTGAAACTCCATTTTCCTTTGCCGTAGCGTTGTATGACTGCAGCTCCAAATAATCGGCCACTATTTTCTTTTTTTGCCTGTCCGTCAAGCGTTTTGCCACATCACCACCACGCTTTAAAATAAATATCAATCCTTTGTCAATTCCTTCAGGGAGAAACAGAGGCTATTTCGTATGCCATACAGAAGAGCAAGACGCTTACCCCCTTCTGTGCTCATGCATTCCTTTCTGTTTGCCAGCGTCTCCTCTATTCGGTCCATTACCTTTTTGAGCTCGGCCTGGTACTCAGTTATAAGCTTTTCTTTTTCCATGCTTACCACCTCAAAATGAGCATAAGAAAAGCAGGGTGGAAGCCCTGCTTTATTTTTACTTGTGCGGATTCAGCCACACATCTTTAAAATGAAAACGCCCATCTAAAAGATGGACGAAATCTCAACTCATCCTACACTCGGATAGGTGAGCAAAAGTTATAAGTTGACCTTTTGGACGAACCCACACTTTTTGCACCTGTATGTATTGCGCTCTCCACAAATGACCTTTTCTCCACGAAAATAATCAGCTATTTTCACATGTGCAATAAGTTCGAAATCATGTTTGCAGCAGCAGCCTCGCAAATAATTGCATATAAATCGGATCATTACAGAGGCCTCCTCTAAACCGCTTTTTTCTACAATATTATTCTATCATATAAGAGTGTGACAAGTGTGACAACTTTTTAATGAGACCGTAAATAACGGCTATGAATCTGCTTTACACTGTTCTCAGTATTGTTTCCGCCTAAACTAGCAGCAACATCTTCCCATTTCTTTAATTCAATATACCGTAAAAAGAATATTTGTCTTATAAGGCTGTCATCAATACTCTGTATATACCTTTCAAGACGTCTTTTTTCATGCCAGCACTTCTTAATGTTGAGGTTAATTAACGCCTTCAAATCGGCAATTTCTGCCGCGTATCGTCCTACCTTATCGCTGCATTTTCCGCTGCCCGGTATTCCGGTAAGATTAGGGGTCGTCTTGTAGGCTGTCGTTTCTAACTCCATCAAATTGCTTTCAAGTTGTTTGATTTCCTTATTTAAATAGTACAGCTGGGACAATTCTTTGTTTGTCACCGAATCCCTCCTCCTTTTCGTCTTGCCCCCGAGATATTCCGCATTTATAGATTCAGGCAAGAGGGAAGATGGCATTTCCCGTCTGAGCCAATCCATTCACAGCGGTTCTTTTTGCAAAATTCCCGGGGCTTCCCGTCGTATTGAAAACGGGAGGCCTTTTCTTTGTCCTTATTGGGAACGTCTATTCCCTTCTGTTCTGCGATTAGAACTTGCGGCGCTTTTTTAACGCGCCTGCTTTGGCCGGCTTCTTCCGCTGCCTCTATAATTTCCTCCGGGGGTTCAACGCCAAATGCGGCGCCAGCTTTTCTAATGCTGGCCGGGTATGGGTCTTGTTCTCCGCGCTCCCAGCGGCTGATCTGTATTGCGCACATCCCGCACCTTTCAGCAAACTTCTGTTTCGTGAGGCCTGAGCCTTTATATAAGTCAAAAAGCCATTTTGCCGCGGGGTTCATGCTTCTTCCTCCTGCTCCATGCGAGCGCCGCAGTTGGGGCAGTAGTTCATAAATACGATTTGTGATGTCGAAAAGCGCATGCCACATTCACTGCATGGATGTCCATTTAAACTCGCTGTTAGTGGAAAGACTTCATATGCTCCCCATTTCCCATGCTTCACCGGGGCAACATCAGCGGCGGGAAACTCTGTAATCTCTCTCATTACATCCAGCGGCTTGTTCTGCTTGTTGAACAAATGAGACAAGAGCTTTTCACGTTCTATGTATTCAGCCATCTTCATTCTCCTTATAGGCAACAAGAGTCTGGAACTGTGCTGAAATTATAATGAAAATCTATTTCTCGTTTTAATTCCTTCTTCATAGCGTTAATGGCTACATATACAGCGCATTTCTCACAAGGTGGCTCCCCTAATATCGGAAGCCTACTTCTCTTTTCGCGGCACTCTGCGCACATTTGTTGGTATAGCAATATTGCTTCACTTAAATTCATTCTAAATCCTCCAATTCCACTACCATTCTGCTTGTCATGTCGCAATCGACACCTATATAAATACTATCATCTAATGCTACATAGGTCTGCACACCTATCCAACGCTCACCAGTTTTCTTGACAAATTCTGATTCTGGAATTTCTGTAATTTTGAAATATCTCTCCATATTTAAAAACTCCTTATCTATTGGAAGCCTTTTCTTTTGATGTACGCTTTAGTTCTCCGTGCTTATAACGTACCCATCGCTGTTTCATTTCATGTGGGTATTGGTTTGCGTCTTTGGGTTTGCTGCGTCCATTCCACTCAAGTCCTCCTGCAACTCCGTCAAACATAAATCCCGCCGCCTTTAGACTTGTTCCTGGCTCGCTTTCAAGAATATATGTTATAACTCGTTTATACCCCATTGCTATCGCTGCCCTGTAAGCTGCCGCATATAATATGCTACATGCGTCATATGTTCCGTCCGTGCAAAGGCGGTTGACCTCAAGCGTCTCCCCGTCGTCAAGGTATCTGCTTACCGGCCTGCCACAAATACAAACTCCAACGAGTTTCCCGTTTCTACATACCCCAATAGAAAACTTATGTCCCTGACTTGCTTTGTGGTGCCGGTGATATTGTGTCACAAATTCGTTTGCTTGACGGAGAGTTATCGGGTGCAATTCAAGCATTGCTTCCGCCTCCGTTCCTCCTCCTGCGCTGCTCCCCGGCGCAAATACTCATCGTTCTTCTTTTCCGCTTGTTCCAGATGAGCTTTTAAACTGTTTGCAGCACATCGCATGGACTGCAATTCAATTTCTAACTTCTCAATTGCGTCCGCGGCTTCCATGCACAAATCCATGATTTCTAACGTCGCTTTGTCTTTGTATAAGCTTTCTGTGCGCAGCTTCTCAATCAGTTTTT